AACCACTTGTGCCACTTGAACCACTTGAACCTGAAGATCCACTTGTGCCGCTTGAACCCGAAGATCCGCTTGAGCCACTTGTGCCACTTGAACCACTTGAACCTGAAGATCCGCTTGTGCCGCTTGAACCCGAAGATCCGCTTGTGCCACTTGTGCCGCTTGAACCCGAAGATCCGCTTGAGCCACTTGTGCCACTTGTGCCGCTTGAACCCGAAGATCCGCTTGAGCCACTTGTGCCACTTGTGCCGCTTGAACCCGAAGATCCGCTTGAGCCACTTGAACCCGAAGATCCGCTTGAGCCACTTGTGCCGCTTGAACCCGAAGATCCGCTTGAGCCACTTGTGCCACTTGATCCTGATGTGCCACTTGATCCTGATGTGCCACTTGAGCCACTTGTGCCACTTGATCCTGATGTGCCGCTTGAACCACTTGTGCCGTCTATGCCTGATGTACCTGATGTGCCATTTATTCCTGATAACCCGCTTGAACCACTTGTGCCGTCTATGCCTGAAGTTCCACTTGTGCCATCTATGCCTGATGTGCCACTTGATCCTGATGTGCCGCTTGAACCACTTGTGCCACTTGATCCTGATGTGCCGCTTGAACCACTTGTGCCACTTGATCCACTTGAACCACTTGAACCACTTGTACCGTCTATGCCTGAAGTTCCTGATGAACCACTTGTACCTCTGGCTCCGCTTGTGCCAGAAGTTCCGCTTGTGCCTGATGAACCACTTGTGCCACTTGAACCACTTGTGCCGTCTATGCCTGATGTGCCACTTGTGCCGTCTATGCCTGATGTGCCTGATGTGCCACTTGTACCACTTGAACCGCTTGAACCACTTGTGCCGTCTATGCCTGATGTGCCACTTGTGCCACTTGTGCCATCTACACCTGAAGTTCCACTTGTGCCACTTGTGCCATCTACACCTGAAGTTCCACTTGTGCCGTCTATGCCTGATGTGCCACTTGTACCACTTGTGCCATCTACACCTGAAGTTCCACTTGTGCCGTCTATGCCTGATGTGCCTGATGTGCCACTTGTGCCACTTGAACCGCTTGAACCACTTGTGCCGTCTATGCCTGATGTGCCACTTGTGCCACTTGTGCCATCTACACCTGAAGTTCCACTTGTGCCTGATGTACCATCTATGCCTGATGTGCCACTTGTGCCACTTGAACCACTTGTGCCTGATGTGCCATCTATACCACTTGTGCCTGATGTGCCATCTATACCACTTGTGCCTGATGTGCCATCTATACCACTTGTGCCTGATGTACCGTCTACACCCGAAGTTCCACTTGTGCCTGATGTGCCATCTATACCACTTGTGCCTGATGTGCCATCTATACCACTTGTGCCTGATGTGCCATCTATACCACTTGTGCCTGATGTGCCATCTATACCACTTGTGCCGTCTGTACCACTTGTACCTGAAGTGCCTGATGTACCATCTATACCTGAAGTTCCACTTGTGCCGTCTATACCTGAAGTTCCACTTGTGCCGTCTGTACCACTTGTACCTGAAGTGCCTGATGTACCATCTATACCTGAAGTTCCACTTGTGCCGTCTGTACCACTTGTACCTGAAGTGCCGCTTGAACCTGATGAACTACTTGATCCACCGCTTCCAGTATTACCACCTGATATAGGAATCATATCACCGTTTAAAACCGACGCGGTTAACGATGTACTATAATGGTTTCTAACTACCTGATAAATCTTATGTGAAAAACGATCTATAATTATTTGGTCAGATACATAAGAAGCGTCTGATAAATAATAAGAAACGCTTTGTCGTAATGTTTCTAAAATGTCTGAAACATTTTGAGACATTATTCCAAATGTTTTCCATATTTGACTTACACTAAAAGGTCTTAAATTATTTGCAGCACTTGAGCCAGTATAATTTGCTGGAACAAAAACAGCCGCTAATACTAATTCATTAGAAGGAATTGCAATTTGATTATAAATTGCTTCATCAGCCGCATCACCTATACCAAATATATTATTACCACCTACAGTTGAACTATTAGAAAGGGTTATAGTGTTTCCTGATACGTTTGTAACTTTAGTACCAAAATCAAATCCATATCCATATATTAAATCGCCTGAGTTAACAACACCTCCACCTATTCTTGTTAAAACGTTTGATCCTGTTGAACTAGTTGCATATAAACCAACATTTAAACCCAATGAATTTACAGAAATGGCAAATGATACATCAGTTGCTGATGATGCAAAAGTTGTATTGATTTGTATACCTGAAGCAGAAACAGACATTACGGTTGCCTGTGATGCAATACCGTTTCCTACTATAATATCACCAGGATTTATTCCGTACACTGATCCTGTTCCTCCTGCAAAAGTTATAATATTTGAACCTCCTGTAACGTTTCCTATAAATGAAATAGGGCGCCCTGGAGGAGCTTCATTTCCTTGATGATAATTTATTTGTGCTGCATATTCTGTTGCATTAGAAGGCATTCCAGTAACTCCAGTGGCTGGCACAGGGTAATTTCCTGATATTGTAATAATATCAATCCTTCCATTTATTAAACTAGTGTTGGGAGCAATTTGAATATCTCCACTTGCAGATGATTGAGTGTGCCAATAAGTTCTTCCGTCAATTCTTGCTGCACCTGAATCAACAGATATCCATAAAGATCCACCCGAAATGCCTGTACTCGGCTCTTTAACAGCAAGTCCTGAAAGAATGGAATTATTGGAATTTAATTCAATTATTTCTGAGCCATCTTGTGTGAATAATTTACCTTTACTTAGGTCAATTATTTCTTCTCCTTTATAAATTGTCTTTTCGTCAAAAGACAGCGGATCATCAATATGATTCAATCCGGGTTCAATGCTACGTGGTCTGTACCATGTAGCTGTGTCAGAAAGAAAATATTTACTTATTCTTCTAACGAATGATGTTATCAAATTAGTTTGCGTAGCCACCTAAGATATTTTCATTTTTTTTAATTTCATCACAAAGCTTATATTTTTAAAAATATTAAAAAAGCATGTTTGCGTATGTTTAATGCGCTTTAAAAAAACGCAAATTGAACGATAACAATGTTACCGTTCAATTATTAAACCTCTAATTATTAATTTGGCTTTTTTTCTATTCTTTAAATTAATTAATCTAACTTTACAATTACACATGTCTTTGTCTCTTGATTTTATTTATATATCAATAAGATAAAGACAAAAAATTCTTTAAACAGTTTTAAATGTGGAAATTATACCGTGTACTTCAGTATTTTCAGGTGAGCCTTTTACTTCAATAACTTCTGAAACTCCTACCCAATATACGGCGCCTTCAACTAATGCATTTCCGCTAAAAGTCACAACTGATCCTCCTGATGTTTTAACTTTTAAAACTGATATGTTAGGATCCCATTTAAAAATATGCAAACCTATAATAGGGCGGCGTCCATCAGGCTTATGAACATACGATTTTTTTTCAGAAAAATACGTAGCTGTTATCGGAAAATAATTTGTTGCGAAAAAAGACATATTAAACACCTATTAATATCCGCATAGGAATATCAAATGAATGCGGATTTTTTAAATATACGGATTCTATAAATAAGTTATCTGTTTCAGTCACATCTTGCCCGCCTGATATAAGCATCATTTCTCCGCCAGTAATCCACTTAACAGAACTAGGACTCCAAACGTGATTAAGAATACCTTCGGTATTATTGCCTATATTAGTGTCAGTTGTAATTTGATAACCTTGAATTGATTGAATTAATGCTCTTTTAAAAGTATCCGTTGATATGTTAACTAAATCATTAGTATAAAAATGATAACCTATATGATCTTTGCTATTTCCATTCCAAGTATATAAATTATCATTACCATTTATCGAAATAGGAGAAACTTTTTGAAATTTCTCATATTCAGAAATTGATGTGTATTGAAAATATTTGACATTTGAAAGAATAATTCCTGATGAATCGGCGCAACCACATGAATCAGTATTTACTTTGTTAAATTCAGGTATTATTAGTATAATCTTTACTGCACCGTCAATATACTTGCGATACTTTTGAATTAAATTACCAGGGTGTATATACGGAAAAGGTTCTGACCCACCAAATCCATCAATGTCAAAATAAAAAATGTGCCGATATTTAACACCTTTTTGAATAGCAGAAACAACAAAACTTCCAACGGAAATATTTTGTGTATCAAAATTAACTAACGAATAGAGAGCGGAGTTTTGACCTACAGCGGAAGAAAGAGAGGAAGAAAAATTACCGTTTACTGTAAATTCGGTTGAACTTATTAAGTTTAATGAATCATCATATAATTCATATTTGTGTTTAGTTCCATTCCCGATTATATTAGGGGTATTAGTTAGATCAACAGAAAATTGATATTGCTCAGACAGTTCACCATATTCGGCAATCCCGCTAATATCAATTTTCTGCGTTGATCCTGCTCTAAGTATTAGTCGTTTGTCGTCATACCTATTCACAGGAATACATATTCCTTTTGTTGGAATAGCAATTTCTGTTTGTGCACCTTTTACAATTCCGTAGGACATCGGATCAATCAGTCTAAAACAACGTATTGAATAATCAGGTGGACATTTTATTTTGGGTACAACAGACATTTTTATATATGTAATTTTATTCTAAAACTCCGGGCATAATTTGCGGGTGCATTCTTGCCTTATTTTTAGATTCATTGCTTTGCAAATCAATATTATTTATCTCTTCTTTTATAAGAGACTCTTGAGTTGCGGGTGCATTTTGCTGGGCGGGCTCCTCAAAAGTGTTAACATTGCTGTTATTATCAGGTTCTTGATTAAAAGATTCCTCAGCAATTTTAATTTCATTTTTAAGTTTTGAATCGCCAGCATCTTCAATAATTTCAGATACTTGAGATTTTTCAGAATCGTTGGATTGAGTTAAAGGTTTAGAAATTTCAGTTATAGAATCAGTTACGTCGCTCCAAGTAGGTTTAACAGGCTCTTCAATTATTTCAGCATTTTCAGTAGGTTTAAGACTGTCTTTAGATTTATCTTTATTTTTTAACTTTCTATTAGCGGGTTTACCTCGCTTAGCTTTCTTAGTTTTTTTTGGACTTACTTCAGGAGAATTATCAGATATTGGTTCAGATGTTGTTAATTCGGTAATCTTTGTCTCTTCATCTTTATCCGGACGAATATAATCAACCAATGATTTAATAAAACCTAAAGCAACTACCGGCAAAATACCTCCACTAATGATTGATAAAATTCTTTTTTGATAAATTGTCTCTTCTTCAATTAGTCCAAAAAGCTCTACCCAACTTTGATAATTTTCCAAATGAGTAAATGCATAAAACGTATTACCCATCATCTGCATCATAGTTAAAATAATAAATAAAAACCAAACAAGGGTCTTATTCATTTTATCCATTGCTATGATAGAGGCTAAAGATGCGGTTGCTCCTATTTCAAAAGCAACGGCAAGAGAAATTGCAAGCCATTCAGGATTGGATAATTTAAAAAAGTCAATTACGTGAATAGTTGAAATTATACTTACTACTAAATAAAGCGATATGAAAGTCGTAACAATAAAGCCTTTTAGAAGTTTTTGTCTCATTTATTCTCAAGTATTTTAATTTCTTTGTCAATTTCAGATTGACGGTCGACGTCTAACAAACGTCTGTCGGTTGATTGAATCATACGTTTTTCTGATCGTAATCCTTCGATTTGAAGATCTTTTTGCGTTGCTACTACAGTACTTAGTGAATCAATTTTTTCTGTTAAAACAATAAGTTTTTTATTTACTGTCTTATTTGGATTCCCGCAAGTATTAATAAAAATAACTAATAGGAATCCCAAAAAAATCAATTTAAAATTTTTGTCTAAAAATTCATTAAACTTGTTCATATTTTATTGATTATTTTTAATTTCTTCAGATAGTTCTTGTTCAATTTCTTTTAGAAATTCATCCTCTCCTTCAAATGAAATACGATTCATAATAGCATCTTGAAGAGTTCCTAAGTCTCTTTCCATTTGATTAACTTCAGTCCATTCAGTTTTGTATGCAGTAAGTGCCTCATTAATTGGGCGCAATAAATTATTAATAAAAGATTCCGCTTTTTCTAAACCTTTTCCTTCTTCTTTGGTTAAAAAATAATAAAGTGCTTCAATAGTTACTGGGCCTAATTCCAATTCATGATCAGATGTTGCAGATGTCAACTTAAAAATCTCTTCGTTTAAAACTCGGCAACCTTCAATAATACCAAGAGCTTCATTAAACTTCCATTGTGCTTCATTCTTCAAAAAATTATGAAGAGCACGCGCGGTATCTAATCCTCCGCTGATGACATACTTTTTTTCCATCAACTCTCCGCGTTTTTTATTTAATTTGTTTTCTAAAAATTCTGCAAGTTTCTTACGATGCTCTTGCTTTTCATTGTTGGTTGATAATACAACCTTCATTTTTGTTTCTTTTCTCATGTTTTTAAAATTATAAATTTATATATTTAAGTTAAAAAAATTTAAAAAATAAATAAGAGATAATAGCACTGCTTGCTATGAATCCTATTATAATCCAAGTTGTTAATATTCTGAAAATTGGATAATAAACTAATAAATACGAATCAGTAATTTTTGTAGGATCTTCAGCATCAGGTATTTGCTCCACTGAAACCGTCACAAATTCGCTTAGACCTATTTTATCCATATACTTATGGATAGGCAACATTTTGTTTTGCGCTTTAATGCGCAACACTTCAGGTGAATCTCCTTTATCTTCGGGTGATGGATTAATTACAGTATAAACTCTGCATATCCAATCTACTCTTAAACCATGTTTATTAAAATCCACGGTATTTTTATGTTTTTTAATTATGTTTCTAGCAATTAGAAAACCTTTAATGTCATACCAAATAAGTTTTAATCTTAACATGTTTCTTGATATCTTTTTACTAAATCAGAATTTTTTTGAATTAAATTTTGCCGAACCAATTCACGGGCTTTGCGAATACGAGTCCTAACGGTGTTATGTTTCCAGCCAAGCTCTTCGGCTATATCTTCGTACTTTTTCTTTTGAACTTCTCTTAATGTTAATACGATTTTATAAATATCTGGAAGTTCTTCAATAGCACTAAGTGCTTCACTGTACAATAAATCAATTGGATTTTCTTCTTGTTCGTAAACATCTTCGTGGTGTGGAGATTTCTTTTCCATATTAATTCCTTGCTCCTCCATACCTTCGTAGGAATAAATCCGTTTACGGCCACGGTGAAATAAAAGAGCTTCATTTCGAGCAATTCGGTAAACCCATGTACTGAAGTTCCAATAAGGATCGTATTGTTCGATTTTACTCCATACCTTTGCAAAGGTTGTAGCAATTACCTCATTGCGGTCATCTTGATTTGGTACCAATTCTCTAAGGTAATATGAGATGCTAGGCTTAAGTCTTGCATACACTCGAGAAAAATCCATTTCGGTGCGAGTATTAAAGAAAGACATACCCATTTCTTGTAATGATAATTCTTTTTCCTTTTTCATATAATCAGTTGTTTAATTAATTACAATACAAATATACAACTAATTATTGAAATAAAAAAATTTTTTTCACAAAAGTTATTAACAATTTAAAAATTTTTTTCGAGGTTATTAATATTACATCCGATAATTCCAGCATGACTAAAAATTTCGGATAGGTGGGAAACTTCTCTGTATTCGTTAAGCCAATAGATGTGTTTAAAACCAGCATTAACCAAAACTTTTGCACACATTTTACATGGAGAATGTGAAATTATAATTATGTAATTTTCAGGATCAGTTTCTCGGAATTTTGCAACCAAATTAATTTCAGCATGAATCATTCCGCTTTTTCCAGGCTCAAGGCTATCTTCCTCTGTTCCAGTTGCAGGATTAATTGGAGCATTTGAATAACTTCCATTATATCCAAATGCTCCAATTTTAGAAAAATCTTTTTTTAGTGCAATGGCTCCTACTTTAAGGGAAGAAGAAACAGATAAATTTGCTATCTGATTAACTATTTCCTTAAATGATTCAATTTTCTGTAGAAACCTCTTGTCCTTCATTAACTTCTATTACATTTTGTTTAATTGTTGCAAAGAATTCGGCTACTTCTGCGTAAGGAAATTCTGATAATAGAGCAATAAAAGAATTTAATTCATCTTCAGTATAAATAAATCCTTCGCGATTAATTAAATTCATATACGGAAAAATTGTGCCGTATTTTAATTTTTGTAACAATTCCGTTATTCTTTCTTTAAATTCTGGAGTGACTTGAAAAGTTTTTTGCATTGTTTAAATTTTTAATATTATATTACAAAATGATGAATAGTTCTTGAAATTATCAGTCTTCTAAATCCTTGTTTGTACTACGAATAAACGGTGTAAAAAATACTTTTTGATCCTGAAATGCTTTATGAAACATTTCAAAACCTTTATCACCTTCAGCAGGCTGTGCCACATATTTAGGCGGTTCGTAGTTGCTGGTTAACCCTTCTTCAAAGTCAACAAATTTTTGTGTTTTTTTATTCTTGGTCATGGCTTATTCCTTCTATATTTTTCTTTTTGGCAATATCTTTAGCTTCTGATAAATCTTGTTTCTTTTTAACAAGTTCAGCTTTTTCAATATCTAATTTTTTTAGTTTAATATCTAATTCCAAAATTTGAGCATCATAAGATTTTTTTTCTCTAACCGCCTTTTTTCTTAATTCTATTAAATCTTCAAGCTCAGCAATTAATTGCGCCGTCGACGGTTCTTTTTCTAATTTTGTTTCCGCCTTTTCTTTATTTTCAGTAATTTCATATTTGGTTTTTTCCCAATCGGTGAATTTAACAAAATTGCTCATTGCAAATATTTTTTTTATAGTTTATATATTATAATTAGGTTTTGTCAATATTCCCAGATACAAATATATTTCCGTTAACCTGTATTTTAGGAGTAGAAATTATTCCCCCTTCAGATGATAAACCTTCTGATGTTGTTTCTCCTCCGCCAACAAATGAATCTAACAAATTATTAAGTTTATCAAATACGCTACTTGAAGAACCGTCAGCTCCACTTTCTTTAATCATTTTTGCCTTTTCTATTTCTACTTGAAGTTTTTGCTGCTCATATACTATTAATGCATTAAGCGCTTCTTTTAATTTTCCTACGTCAACCTTAGATATTTTTTCCGTTACATCCCCATATATTTTAAAGGATGCCGCATCTTTTTCGGTAAAGTTTTTCCAATTTTTTGTAAAAGTTCCAACATCTTTAGAAAAAGTTCCAAACGCCTTTACGAATTTTTCAAATGGGGATACAACTGTTGTCAATCTTTCAATAACTTTAGTTAAATTTTCAAATTTTAGAATGTCCGCAGGATTTAGTTTTTCTAATCCAGGTTGTACAGCGTTTAGTGAATTGCCTAAATCAGTAAATAACGGTGTTAATGAATACTGTTTTTTAAATAAACCTCCGCCGTCATTAGAAGAGATAAGAGATTGCATTTCAATATAACTTTTGATAACCATCATCATGCTATTTGAAGCAGGAACCAACATTGATGCAACATTTGCCGCGTTATCCAATTCGGTTTTTCTTTCGGTTATCATTTTTCCTATATTAGCTATTTCAAAAATTCCATTCCCAACATTTTTAATACCTGATATACTTTCGTTAATAATATCTTTTTGCGCTATGTAAAAATTTCCAAATGATGTTAAAACATTAGGTAAAGTTGTTAATAAATTGCTAATTGATTCTATTGCTTTAGGAACCGCCTGCGCAAAAGAAATAGTTTCTACAGGAACAAGCTTACCGTTTCTTAATTCATTAATAGTTGCTTTTCCAGCGGCTAATTCCGTTATCATTTTGGCAAGTTTGGAAATTGGATCAGTAATTTCTGAAATTCCTTCGATGCCTTTTTCAATATTACCTTTACTAAACCATCCTCCACCTTCAGCCCAACTTTTTCCAAACATTTCAAGAGGTTGTGTTAATGCTGTTAACAAAGCATTAACATTATTTCCTGCATTAACAAAATCAGCTGGCCCTAATTTAACAACATCATAAGGTACAAGTTGATTATTTTTAACTTTATACATAACCACATTTAGATTGGCCATGTCTGATACTCCTTTTGCTAAAGATCCTATAATATCGCCTACTTTAGCCGAAGCGTCAATACCTTTTTCTAAATAACCACTTTTAAATAGTCCTGAACCTTCCGCTGCAGATTTGCCAAAATCTGTTAAAGGAGCCACAAGTGCTTCTAATACTGATTTAACACCTTCGCCCGCTTTTACAAAATCAGGTGAAGATAATTTAACAATGTCATAAGGTACAAGTTGATTATTCTTAACCTTGTATTTTATGACACTTAAGTTAGCCATCTCGGATACACCTTTTGCTATTGAACCAATTATGTTGCCAACTTTAGCTGATGCATCAATTCCTTTTTCTAAATATCCATTTTTAAATAATCCTGAACCTTCCGCAGCTGCTTGTCCAAAATCAGTTAGTGGCTGAATCAGCGCATTTAATATAGAAGCTACATTTGGCCCTACTGCTTTAATTTCTTCAGGTGTTAATTTAACTTGTCCTTTTGCAACTAATTTTTTTTGCGAATCATCCCATTCCATTTGTGTGAATGTTAACGAAGCCATACTTTTAATTCCCATTGCGATTGATGACAATGAAAAACCTAACATTCCAATTATAGGAATTGCCGCAACTAATTTAAGCATTCCTTGTATACCTACTCCATCTAAAGCGTTTGAAAATGCTTGTACGGTACTTTGAACGGCATTTTTAAGTAAGACGCCATCCGTTTCTGTCCAACCTATTGTTTTAAATATCGCAAGCGATCCTGTTAATGGAATTAATGCAACTGTAGCTGGAATTAATGCTGCTGCACCTAATGCAATAAGAGGTGACATTAAACCCAATAAAGAAAGCGATTTTCCTAATTCAAGTATAGTATAAGCAAGATTATCTGCTTGTTCTTTAGTAAAATTAGTTTTAAATAAAATAAATAAAGCTCCTGCAAAGATTACTAAGCTTCCTGCTAAAAGTGTTAAAATTCCTGCTCCTATTGCTGTAACAGGCGCAACTAATCCTAAAGCATATGCAGCTAATCCTAATACTACAATAGATGCTCCGATTACAGCTATTTTTAATGCAAGGTCCATGGGATCACCAGGAATTAAGGATAATATTAATAATGCAGCAGAAAAACCTATTAAAGGCAAAATTAAAGCGGCTAATGTAGCGCTTCCTTTGGTAATATCTCCTTTGGAATTAAGTTTTCCTATTAAATATAAAGCCCCACCGACCGCAAGTATAGATAAAGAAACCGTAATTGCCCCTAATGCAATTTTAGGAGCGAAGCTTCCTATAAATAACATGGTCAACGAAAATAAAACTGTTGTTAAACTTATCGATCTGATTGCTTTTGCACCGATCATAACTTCAGGTGTTGCCGTTTTAGCCAATACTTTTAATATAGCATTAATTGATAATATAAAAACCATAACTCCTAATGCATATAGAGGAGCGGTTATTCCAATTAATACCATTGCTAATGAAAAAGAATTAATATTGGATAAAACATATGATAATAAAGCAAGACCTAACATTGTTTTAACACTAACACTGGCAGCATTTGAAAGTATTTTTAGTAATGCTGTTACTCCCAATGCAAATACCAATACGCCTAATGCAAATAAAGGTGCAACTAATCCTACTAATGTCATTGTTAATACAAATTTAGCCACATTTTTTGCTAAATAGTTTATTAAAACAACACCAAGAAATACTTTAGGTGACACCGCAACAGCATTAGATAATATTTTTAACATTGTGATGACTCCTAATGAAAATACCAATATTCCAAATGCAAATAAAGGTGCTGTGACAGCAACCAATACCATTGCTCCTACAAATTGTAAAATATTTTGACTAATTGCTGTATAAAAATTAATCATTTTTGCAGATAAATCATCGGTATCAATTCCTTCAATATTTTTTGCTGTATCTTTAATCCCTTCGGATAATGTAATAACAAATCCTTTAAGTTTATCCCCTGCTTTAGGATTAAGTTTTTCAGTTTGCTTAATTAATGTAGAAAGTGACGATGCCATTCCTCCTACTGCTGCGGCATCTTTTCCATTTTCTTTGCTTTCGTTACTTTCAACTTGTGCTTGTCCGCCGCCAACACCTTTTTTATTGGGGTTTAAATAACTTTCAATCTTGGCCGTTAAAGATACGAGTTGAGTTAGTTTATTATTTGCTTGTATGGCAACGGACATTTCACAAGTTTATTTTTACATTAATTTACCTAAACTTCCCAATCCGCCTGAAGGCATTTTAAACGATGTTTTAGGTAAACTTCTTTGTGCATCATTCATCATTTTTGAAGCGCTGAATGACTGCGGCATATTTTTATCATACTCTTCTTCTTGCGCTTTTCTTTGTTTATTTTCATCTTCAGCATGTTTTTTCAAATTTTCAATTAAAAATTCTGCTCTATAAAATTCCATTAGTTCAAGCTCAGATGGCTGAAGCCGCACTATTTTAAGAAGAAGAAATTCCAACTCAAACCAATTCTCCAAAGATATCTGAAATAAGGAAAATAGACTTGAATCCTCCTGGAAAGTTCAAAGGACTAACCTTTTCGCCTCCCCCCGAGCTAATATATTTTATTTGCGGATTAATATAAGAAGTTAAAATCTCAATTAGTTTGTCAAGAACAGAAATTCTTTGTATGCTCCAAGTCAAGCTATCTTGCATTGCTTTATCGTAAGCAGCTTGTGTTAATGTTTTCCATTCAGGAAATAAAAATGGAGCATATTTTACAAATGCTTTATCAAAATTCTTATTTGCTTGTTGCTTTTGTTTAATATAGCTCTTAATGAAATTCATAGTTCCTAATGTAGGTAAATATAAATTAAAAGATTCACCGTTTTTCATTCTAATTTTAAAACACTTTTCAGTAGAATCATAATAATTCATTAATCGCTCATCAGGATTAAAATAATCTAAAAGATCTTTGGTTACTTCAATTTTTTCTTCAAAACCGTCATTATCCGTAACATTAATCATTAGTTTATTTTCTCCATTTTTAAATGTAAAGTCTCTGATGGCAAAAATTAAATAAAATCTATCTATTTCTAATAAATCTCTATAATTGCCTGGTTTCCCTGGAACTTTAATCCTGCAACATTTTTCAATAATAAAATTTAACATATCATCGGTGGATAACAAGTCATTATCATCCATTGTTGACCAATGACGAATTTCAGCAACGCTAGCAGCACGGATAGCTACTTGTGTTGTGTCTTGATAAAATAATCCTTTAGATGGCAATGATTCCATTGGAATATTTTTCCAACCAATCTCTGCTGCTAATAATGTATCATCTTCAATATGCAAAAACTTTTGCGCTTTGCCAATAGATGTTGGTTTTTCTTGTTGGCTTTCTTGATTTTTTGCATTTAAATCAATTTCATTTTGTTCATTTTGTTGCGCGAATAATGCAGCTTCTCGTTCAATTTTATTCTGAAGCTCATCACCGTCCATAAATTCTTTTTCGTTCATATTGATAAAATTTTATTAATAATAGTATATATCTATGTTACATTTATAAGTAAGATTAAACCAAAAAAGGAAAGGCACCTTTGTGCCTTTCCTCTATTAAAAATACAATTTGTTTTATACAATTTGTTTTATTAAAGAATAGTTTCTTCCCAGTAGTCTGCTCTAAGAGTGAATCCAGAAATTTTATAAATACCTGGTTCAGTAAAGTTTGCTTCATTTCCAAAACCTGCTATTGCAGTTGTTGGGAATACTGTTGGGAATGTTAATTGACGATAAATATCACCATTTTTATTAAAGTAATTTATTATCATTGGTCCACCTGAATAATCTCGTTTAAGACCCATACGTCCAGTAAGAGGATCATAAATAATATCACACCATTGCCGCAATGCTTTGTAAACATATGCACTATTTGCATCGTCAAGATTTACTTCAAAATCAAGAGTAATATCAACAGTTGTGCTATCAGGTGCTCCACCAGCAAACGATCTTCTTGCAAATTTATATGTTTGCTCTTGAACACCAGGAAGTTTATTTACCTCAATACCTCCAATGTTTGTAACATTTTCCATCACAAGCTGCCAATTCGATACAGCAGGTGGCGGAGTTAACAAAACTTCAAACTGTGATTGATACACAGGTTCAAATTTGTTCATCGAGGCAACCGAATTTCTATAATGTGGTAATCCTGCCATTTTATACTTTTATTTTTTTATTTTTTATAATTATGCTGCGCTAAAACCGCCTGAACTAATTCCGCCTGTTTTTAGTACAGTAATTCTGTTAATGAATTTTTGTAATCCGCGAGAAGGCTCTATAGCAATATCAATTACGCCAAAGTTTTGGTCTATGATTTCTGCAGTATTATTGGTTTCATCCATGATAACAGAGTATGCAAAAATTCCTCCACCGTTTCTGACTACATCCAAATAATTTTCAACGATTGTTTTAATTTCAAGTCGAGTAGTTGCATCATTAAATTCAAACAAATATTGTTGTAAAATTTCGATAACAGCTGTTTCGATAGTAATTAACAAGTCTCTTACGTGCAAATTATTAAATGCTGATAAAGTTCTTTGATATGCTGTTTGATTTGCAAAAATCATTGGACCAACATTTTTGACGTTGGTTATTGGGTTTAAGCCAAACGGCTCAAGATTTTCTCTATCAGACAACAGATAATCATATTCCATCCCAACAAATCTAGGGTTAGAAATTACACCTCTTCTTGGACCAGCTACGATTGCATAAGGAGTTCCATTAATAAATTTGCGAACAAAGTTATTTGAAACATCAGCAGCGGGTGGAATACTCTTGTTTTTAGCATTCTCACGAATTATAAGATTTGGTGTAAATACGCCTATAAATTTTGCTCCTTGCTCTTCATCAGGTAAACCCCAAACAAAAGATGGACCTAATGAAAGATTTCCTCCTGTTGAAATATAAAATGTATTTAATACAGGTGCAGGATTACCAGCCTGTGGGTCAGGCAATTCAGTAAATCTTGGATCAGTACTTGCTTGAAATTCTGCAATTGACGGAGCATTAATAATTGCTAAACATTGCTGACGATTCTTTGCAAGGCGGCTAAGAATTTGTTTAGACCCCATGTTTGGCTGAAGACCAAGATTGAAAGTATCAACAATATATCTAAATGTTATTACATCATCCGATGCAAGCGTTTTTGCAAGATTTGTGTTTTCAAGAACACCGTATATTTTATCAAGTTGCGCGTCGGTATTATTAGGCAAATGATAGTCGGTTAACGTAAATCCTGACAATGCAGTAAATTGGAAACGATCAGCAAATTTTTGAATTGATTGATAGCATGTAACATAAGTTAAACCGCTCGTTACCGTAGTTTTTGGCGTAACAAGTGTAGAATATTCAAAATAAGGTACACCCGTAACAGGATCGGTTTTCTTAACTTTAGAAACTATCCGTGTCAAGAAAGTTTCAGTGTTATCCACTAAATAATCGCCAACCTCAATTTTAGCGCCGTTTGTTGAAGAAAGCTTAAACTTTTTACCTCCATCATAAAGACCCGGCGCTTCAATTTTGACGTTCTCGGATATGTTCTTTGCAATTGACGAGTAAAAAGCAACATAATTTAACGATCCGCCATCATCATATATGTTTGCATCTACGTAAGTTTCATTAACATCAGCAAATGTAGAATTTGCGGGCGTTAAAAGAGAACTGTCTGTAAACTGTTTAACGGATGCTCCTTTTAAGCCATAAGCAATACCGCTATATGCATCTACTATTCTGCTATAATTTGGTGTAGCAGCTACATAGTTAAATGATGAAGATCCTGATCCGTACTTAATTCTATCGCCGTCAATAACCAATTGATTATTAATATTATTAGCAAGAATTGCTCCTGGGTATGCTTCAATAATTGCATACTCAGCAATATTAGTATTATCTAAGTTAAATGCACCTGATACAACCGTTGCTGAAGTAGCCAATACTTCACCAGTAATTACCTTTCCATTTAAAAGAGTTACTTCAATAACATCGCCTAAAGTACCGCCATTAAAAGGATTACCTGTCGTTGTATCCACAACTCGTATTTTACCAAAATCAGCATCTGTTGTGTTGATTTCCCATCCTTTCAAATACCAAGAACCAGATATTGCGGTTGATGTTGTTACGTTATACAAGGTTACAAGATTTCCATTATCATCAGCAACAGTTCCAGCAGGATTTAACAATGATACACCGTCAATTTTGCTGTAAGTATATGTAGGATTTAGGATATATGTAATTTCATCGGTTGTTGCAAGATCAGGTACTAAAAAATCTGCTTCATCAACGCTGACGTCAAGTAAAGTAATTGCTAAATCTGATGGCTGCAAGAATGAAGAAAATTCATCAGCAGCAAACCCAGCTGTACAAAATTTATCTCGATAAAAAGGAGCGCCTGTTGTTAACGTTGTTGCTACCGTAAGTTGAAACCCTCCTGTTATGCCAGTTACTGCATCAATTTCAAAATACTTAGCATATCCAGCTGCTTCAATTAAAATAATGTCGCCTGCCGCGGGAGTAAAAGATGGGAAGTTAACATTAATCTGATTTGCAATAGTTGGAATTGTTAAAACTTCGCCTTCTTCTATATAGTTTGCAATATATGACGCATCGCTATTTAACGGATTACTCAACGGAGCAATGAAAAAATCTCCTGAATCAATTATGTTATCTACTTTAACATAATCGCTTGGCGCTGCTGAATTGAACAAAGTATTTGTTCCATAAGTAGCAATTAATGAATTTGTATTTAATCCTCTCAAAAGAGCGTCATACATGGAAGGAGTAAATACCGTATCTGTAGGAACTGGTTTATAAACAACAAGTTGATTTAAGAATTTACCATTATTGCCTCCATAAGGATATGATGTTACATAAGGTTCTACAGAATCACCTGCAGTATCAAAAGGTTGAGCTAATTCATCGCCTGCTAAAGAATCTTGTCCATTGTACGAAAGAATGTTTTTAAGTGGCGTATTATATGAAAGAAAATCCAACACTTCATCAGTTGAATTTATTAATGAGTGACCTACCATATCTACTTTATAAGTAGAGTTTGCATAGTCATCAAGAGCCTTTTCATTAATGTTTAAAAACAATCCAGTAAGCGCGGTTGCTTGATTAACAATTACATCAATTGATTGATTAACGCCATTGTTATCAATAAAGTTTGGTATTACACAACCTGTAAAAGTTCCAAGCAATGTTACGCCGTCAAGACTTAAAAAGTTTTCTAATTGGTTTGATTTAATGCCTCTTGCATCAAAATACTTAGACCAAACAGGATCTTTTGACAGCGAAGGTAAATCTGACCAATTTCCTTTGACTACAAATACATCAACAAAATAATCCGATACGTAATCAGTTGGATTAACGTATTCTGGAACATCGTCAGTTCCAAAATAATCTTGTGCTGTAATATTATACAACGAAGCATTTACAGATTTACGAATAATAATACTCGTTTCTTGTTGGCTTAAATTAACCAGGTTAAACAGTCTTCCTCTGTTTGCTGGTTTGCTATCAACAGTTGCCTGTAAATAATTTGTATCAGCAAACCAAAATCTTTCTTTATTATAAAAAGAAGAAAGAAGGGCTTCTGTTACTGTTCCGTTTTCTCCAGCAGCTTCGAGTGAAAAAGACCTGTATTGAACAGCGTCTCCGCCTTCGTTTGCTGGAATGTTGTTAAGCGGAAGAAGATTGAGAGCAAATATTGGTGCTGATTGTAAGCACGTTTCAATCGCACGGTGAAAAAATGATCCACGTTTTTCCAAGTATGCATCAATTGGTCCAAACACTCTTCGTGCTGTTGCAACGTCTCTTAAAAATACTGGAGCATTAAAAGGTCCTATACGAGAAAAACCTACCACAAGACGAACCGTTTGTGACGTAACCACTATTCTCTCAGACGCATCAAATTCTACGGTATAAACACCTGATGCCTTAAATTGGTTTAGATCAAGCGTGATTTTTGCCATTCTGCTTTATTTGTTATTTTTCTATTTATTTCTTTCATAAATAAATTTAATCTATATATCTTTTAGATACCCACCTTTTTTTCATCTTCTTCGTTTTTCATATGCATTATTTATTAATTGTTGAGTCATCTGAAAAGGATCATCGCTGAATTGTTTAACTATTCTAAATGCATCTAAGAAATCATCAGCAGCTTTGTCACCTAGCGCCATTCGTTGGTCTATTGCTTGGATTGTTTTACTCGGTATTGTATCATACATATCTTCAACCATTTCAAAATAATCAATAGAATCAAATAATGCAACCATATTAACTACTGATAACGCAACATCATCATGCGCTATCTGTGATTCATATCTGCCAACATTATTTACACCAAATGCTGAAAGTTCTTCAAAAGTTCGAGGCTCATTAATAATAATTCTTCTGTCTTTTGCATAATTTCTCATTTCTCGGAAATAAGATTCTCGATTATCTTTTTGTAGCTTTATCCCAATTTTTAATTGGTCATTTGCCATTGACTGCTTTGTGTGTAAGAATATTTCTGGGTAATAATCTTTATTTTTAGCAATCCTATCAATAATTGCATGCCCTTTAAAGTTTATTTCCAATATTATCTTTACACTTTCATAATGGAATAGTTCAAATGTTAAAATTTCTAAAACTTTTGCAACTTCTTCAACAGAATGTGCATTTGATCTAAATAGTCCCACTTGCAAAAGTCTAAAAAACGAAGATTCATCAGCCCAATCTTTAGTTTTTCTAATTTTTGCCGGTGATTTAGGAATAAGCTTAAATATATTAATGATTGAGTAATCTCTGCCTACGCCATCTCCTAAATCGACAGACAAAACAAATTTATCCCCGCGTTCATCAAAATCAACAGCAGGATCAAAGTTAGGGTGCCATTTAAGCATTGCACTTAAATCCGGGTAATCTAATAAAGCATCTAATTCCACCCACCGATATTCTTTGCATGTTTTTTTCATTAACATCAAAGTATTATGATCAAATAATAATCTAGATGACGCTAAGAATTGATTACCATATTCTTGATTAAATAATTCTTCTGAACCTAAATTGGCAATTTCGCGTTTCTTCCAGTCTTCGTCTCTCCCAGGTACTTGCCACCAATCAACTCTAATAGGCTTAAAGTTATTATTTCCTTCAATTGCGGATTGATAAATTTCATAAAATAAATTCATACCATTTGGTGTTGATGATATGATCATTCTTGAAACTTGTGAAGATGATAGTGTTGGGTAAATTGACCTATAAAAAGGCGATAAGAAATTGCTATGAATATGAGCAAACTCATCCGCATACAGTAAGTGAATTGTAAATCCAATCGCCGCGGTTTTGGTAGTTGCTTGAGAAAATAAACGATTCCCATTATCAAATCGCATACCTGTTATACCACCTGATACTACACCAGGCTTCATAAAATATGGAAGATTTTTTAAAATCGTTTTAATTTTATCTACTATCTCATTGGTAGTTGCCAATTTATTTGCAACTACTAATATATTTCTATCAGAGTGAAATGTTACATACCAGGCAATAAAAATTGAAGACGTAACGGTTTTACCGATCTGTCGGCTGGCAAGCATAATTACAAAACGGTTATCTTGAAATGATTCAAGCATATCTTCTTGATATGGGCGCAACGTAATTTGCCGAATTCCTTCATCGGTCATAGAGTGACAATACTTGTTACCAAAATAAACCACATCTGATGCGCATCTTGCTAATTCTGTCATTTCTTCTCGCGTATACTCAAATACCACATCAGCAGCTTTTGTATCAATTTTACCGTCAAAAAAAGGAGACGTATCAGCTGTTAGACCGTTTTCAATACGTTCAATTTCTTCATTAATTCTTTTAGTGTTCCATATCTTCCCTTTCGCCATCTTTTAAGTTTTCTTTTGGTTTTGATGATGCTTTTCTTTCTGGTATTGCTTCACGCAATGTTTCAATCAAATGTCGGCTTCCTCTTATTTGAAATGTATTTTTATTTTCATTATGCGTTTCTTCGCCAGAATCAATTAAAGTAGGTTCTTCGGCTTTTTTGATGCGATAGTCCTCTTTAAGATTTTTATAATTATTTTCCATAATAACCATAAATTGCGCAAGATGTTTAACAATTTCCATTTTTGATCTCTGTAATGAAGACAGCACTTCAAATGTTCTTGGATGTAAATTCCCATTATCAATTTCCTCTAACAATTTGGTTATTGCATGTTCAGCGGTTTTCATTTGGAATAATAAATTTGAAACTGTAATTTTATCAACTACATTTTTTTGCTGAATGTATGGGATTTCATTAATAATATACTTGTCCAAATAAAATTCGGCTATTGAATCTATAATATCATTAGCCTTTGTGTCCGTATCTATTTTTACACTTTCATAATTCATAAAGTTTGTAACGCGAGCAGGTAAAATACCTCTTGCTTCATCGACAAGATTAGTCATATCCTTTATATCGGAATTGACTAACTTTTCTAATTCATCTCGCAAATCAAGCTCTTTTCTTCGTTCTTCTGTTGGTTTTCTCATATTATTTAGATTTTGCTATCCATGGTAAGCTTAATCGAGGAATTGCATTATCTATGATGATGCTGAATTGCGCATCTTGTACAATTGCCTGGTTAAGCATATTTATCTGTTTAATTTGCTCAGTTTCTATTTTATCATATAACCTAACATTGGTAATAACTAAGTTTGACGCTAATAAATTATAATTCATATCAGCTGACGCATCAAGTTTATTAATTGTTTCTACAGCGCTATATATATTTTCCAAATCTGTTGTTTGTATTGGATTTGGATTTGATTCATTCCATTTTCTAACCCATAAATCAACTGACAGCTGGCGATAAAAATTAGATATATTTATAAACAAGCCATACCAATAATCTTGTACCAAATTGTTTTTAAATATAAACATTGAGGCTGTTTCGTTTCTTTGAACTATCAAATATCTACTTGCATAAATACTAATTTTAATTCCTTTTGAATTTTCTTGTTTAAAACCATTAAACAAAATGTTTTCAAACGTCTTTTCAGCAATATATCCGCTACCAGAAGGTCCTGACCAATTAGGATAATATAAATTTAAAAATTCAATAATATTTTTTGAGACGGAAATTGTATAATTAAATCCACCAGAAACAGCGGTTGTACTTTTCCATGCCCCATATAAAGATAATCCATTAAATTTTGATATTTTAATTAAATCGCCTGCCACATATTTCCTGGTTGCAGCAAGTTTAAATGTAATATCTTGTAGATCATTATTAATTTGTCCTAATATTAATCCACCTTTAATATTATCTTTTGGAATAACTATATTTGGATTAATTTCTTTAAACCAACAACTAAAAGACCTTTCAGCGGATTCGGGTAAATCCACATTTGCTCTATACTTAACAGCTTCAATTCGAGAGTTAACATTAAAAATTGAACGTAAATCATATTGTGATTCGGATAATAATAAAGAATAATTATTAACTTTCTGTTGTGTTATTATAAGATCATTATTTACCACTTCTCTTATTGGGTCATAATTTCTTGAACCTATCTTTGGGTCAAATTGCTGTGGATCAGTTGTTTTAATTTCAAGCAAATCTAATTCTTCTTGGAACTCTTCTTGATAACTTGTTGTAAGAACGTCAAATTCTTCTCTAAGATTTTGGGTTTCTTTGCGGTTTGCCTTGGGTTGATATTTTGTTAAACTTACTTTCCAATAAATTTCTGTTCGCATTAAATCTTTATAAAGATATGAACTATCAACTTCATATATTCTATTTTCAAGAGGCATATAAATAATATCCCTCTTTTGCGGAGCAGTTCCTACTCCAAATAATTCCTCAAAATAATTTTTAGTAATGTGAACCTCAAATGGCATTTCAAAGTCAATGCCCATAGGGTTAAAATTTAATTTGCTATCGGGAAATTCATTTTGCGGAACAACTACTTTAATACATTTAGGTTCATCAACATCATAGAGCGTCCATTCATTAAGAATTATGTCTTTACCTATTTCCATAGGTACGGCCCTTGCATACATTACATCAATTCCAAACAATTGATTAATGGTAAAAGATAATTCTTTATATAAGATAACAAGAGGATTAACTTGATATGGTTTAAAAGTAAAATTTTCAATTTTTGTGATATTGCTAATGTTACCTTTATCTGAAACTGTATAAACAGGTACAAATCCTATATAAGGATCTTGTGCTATAGGATCTTGTTCGTATGTAATTTCTATGTTATTAATAGTTATAGGACCGCCAGCAATTAATGTTATTTTAAAATCAACAAACAAATCATCATTAGGATCAAGTATAATACTATTTAAAGAACTTTGGGTAAGGTCAACCCAAGAAGACCTTACCCTATTTGTTGTGCCCCAACGCACCTCTTTTTTATATGTTCCGCTGCCCGCTATATCTTCTAACCATCCTGTAAGTTTGGTAACATATAAAAAAGGTGCGTCTTGCGTAAATTTAACAAAATCACCTGGGCTTGTTAGTATAGCTTGCATTTAAAATGGGATACTATTTTTTCTATATATCCCATAAAGAAAATCAATTTACTGAGTAACCATTTTTTCAAAATTGCGTAGCTCTTCTTCAAATGCATTACCTAAAAGTTTTAATGCATCATCAACATCTTTACGGGAAATTTTATTATATTCACAATACAGCTGAATTGCTTGGTCGGATATAGGTTGTTCAGCTTTCTTTTTTGCTTCTTTAGCCTTTGCAGTTTTTACATACATCCAGCCAGGAGTTTTATTATAAATCTTGCTTAGGTTTTCTTGCCAATAAGTTACCGTTTGTCCAGGATTAATTTTAATATGATTAAAGTACCCTGCTTGAACAGGGTACTTGATACTCATAAAGCGATTAATCATAAAAAAATGTTTGGCCCTATCATTCAATTTGGTTTTGTGAAATTCAGCCGGCTTAGAAAACATTGTATTAATAAATCCAAATAAATCGCTCATGTATATTATATTCTTTTGATTAAAAAGGTTTTAAAAATTGAATTGGGAAAAGATATCTGCCTCAATAGGTTTGCCGTTACTAACAAAACGTGTTCCTTCTAGCAAAGAGTTCATATCATAGGAGCGTGAACCCAAATCTTTATATTCTTGATTTATCGAAATTTTAAATTTTTCTTGAATATCTGAAGGGATTATACGTTCATCAAGAAATACCAATTGTAAATTTCTTACTAATCTTGATTTAATAACTTCAGAAGGAGCTGAATGTTTACAAGTAGTTTCAATTGCCTTTGCAACTTCAGTTGCACGATTAGGTAAATCAAATACGTCATCAACATTTTTTGACATATTTAAAATATCATACATTCTTTTTGCTTTTGATGCAGTCACTCGATAAGTTTTGTTATCTTTAGTCCAAGACCAAATAGGAGGAACTGCATCACCAGCATCTCCTGTAATAACCTTTTCAAATATAATGTATTTGTGATCAATTTCTTCAAGTGGCATTGAACCAAGCGCATCTGAAATGATATCTTTGGAGCGATTCATATATGTGTTTGCATCAAAAAGATTATATTCTTCGGATTGCAGCCAGGATTGAAAACCCAATGATGAAGTTATTTTGCGACTTTTGGAATTTGGGTTATACACAACCACAAAATTTTTGTCATTATGTTTAACACATTGTGTTAAATCCCGATCGCCAGTAATAATTACTGCGTCTGATCCTTCGTTAAAAAAATGATTAGCCCACAAAAACATTAAATCATCGCCTTCAGCGCGTTCTTCTCGGGAAATAATAATATTTTTAGATTTTAGAATTTCTGCAAATTCATTCATGCAGCCATAAAAAGCATCCCAATCTATAGATGAAGATTTTTCTTCTCGATGTCCTTTATATGCGCCATCTTCAATTTCAATATCCTTACGCCAAGATTTTGAATCAATTGTAAAAACTATTTTATTTGGATTACCAAAAACACGAACAGCGTGTGAAAAATCAGTTGCAACTTTTCGAACAAACATTTCTTGCTCTTTCTTGCTTTCCAAAACCTTTCCTTTTGAAGCGTACCCACCAAATATGAATAGCGTTTTATAAAAGAGGTAATTTCCGTCTATAATTAAATTTAATGCCATTATTTATATTTTTTTTATTATTACAAATATACAAACTTTAATTGAAATAAAAAAATTTTTTCAAAAAAAGTTATTAACAATAGTTCCACTTTTTCATAACATTCCTGATTGTGGATTCAAGATGTTTTTTTAAGACTGGCATTTCATTTACTGCAGGCAAAGAACCTCGAAATATTAGTTCTCTTTGTAAAGAGCCGTTGCGATCCACTAAATAAATATAAATTCTTGCGCCTATTTTTGCAATATCAAATTTATTTTTTGAAAGAGCTGGGTATACTTCTGTTATGTATTTTTTAACATCTGATACTCTATTCATAATTTTTCGACATTTTCACCTTTTGGATATTTGTTTCTAATATTTGACACGAAAAAATTACCTTTTGATTCGGAATTTAAAAAATCCAAATATAATTCTTTATTAAATTTTTTATATTTATATCGAGCATCATTACTAAATGTTATAATAAATTCTTCAAGTTCTTCAGAATATTCGGTTGTCTTAAGCAATGAAGATTCCCATGTACATTTTTCAAATCCATTGATAAATTCAGTTGAATGAGCTGAATTAGGAATAGCATTAGTGTCAGCTTTTTGCATAATATTTATTGGTTTAAAATTATTTGACATTCATAAACGGCAGCAAGCATAGAAATTGCAGGATCAATGACATGTACTCGCTGTGATTGATAGTGAGCAACTTTAATTAAAATTTGGGGTATTCTTGCAGATTTTCCTGGGTGGTTATCACGTATAAAATCAGGCAATTCATTTCCTAAAGCAAACAAGACATCATCAACTTTTGACGAATAATTTGTCATTAAGAATTTATAATTTTCTTGCGGATCACCTGTTTTACAGACGAGTTCAAAAACATCACGGAAAGAGTAATTTAATTTTTTAACATCAGTAACTTCAATTTTTTTAACTCCTTGAATTACAAATGATTGTATCTTATTTATAATCGAACGCATATCAGGAAAATTTCTTTTGACAAATTCCACAATAGCATCCTTTTCAATCTCAATTCCACAAGATTTAAAAATTGTCCATGATCGTTTAATAAATTCGACCATTACTTCTTTTTCTTCCTCTTTGGAAATAAAATCAAAATTTACACATGTAAAACGGGATTGCACTGGATCAGGAACTTTATTAATATAATTACAAGTACCAATAAAGCGAGCGGTTGTTGCAAATTTTTCAATAGTTGCTCTCAATGCTTTATAAAATTGATCCGATGCACCATCCATCTCATCAAGAATCACAACTTTGTATAATTCTCCGCCATCAAGCAAACTTATAGTTGAACACCAATTTGTAATTTTTTCGCGAATGATGTCAACCGAACTTTCATCTGAGACATTAATGTATAAATACGGATACTTATCGGCTAGTACTTTTGCCAAAGACGTTTTTCCTAAACCTGGTGATCCGTAAAATAAATAGTTTTGATGTAAAACTCCATCGCCGATTGATTTTCTAATCCTTGCAGGCAAAATCATTTGTTCCAATGATTTTGGCCTGTACTTTTCTGTGAATAATTCTCCAATCATTTTTTTATTTATTTTTGATAATTATATTCTAAATAGTATACTTAGTTCTTATTGAATAAAAAAAACGTATGAATTTATATCCATACGTTTTTTATTAATAATTAACTAATATTAGAAGCCCATATCATCGCCTGCCTGGCTTTGTAAATCTTGTTGTTTTTTCATATATTCAAGATCCTCAATATCTTTTTGTTTTTTGAGTCTTTCATTTTCGTCAATATCTGATTTATCTAATTTCATATATTTTTCAATAATAAATTTAGGAACAAAATAAGGAACATCAACATCCATACCTGTGGCATCTTTTCTCTTATCCATAATTTGCATCAGAGAATTTGCAAAATCAACTCTCTTAGTCATAATTTCCATTTCTTTAAGTTCCTCAAACAAGTTATCTTTGTTAAACTTAATACCAAGCGCTGACTTAAATAACTCATCTTCTGCTAATTCAGGATATAATAAACCCATTTGTATAAATAAAGGCTTTAGCAAAATCTCTTGATAAATTGATCTTAACCTATTAACAAATCTTCCAAACCTAATTTCTTCGCGATCGATTGCATCAGCTGAAAAATTTACGTTGCCTGAATTTCCTTTGTCAAATCTAGACACTGGAACTTTAGAATCTTCTATTAATTTATCTTTAAAATACTTGAGAGCATCAGTATCACTTAAATCATAACCGTCTCCGCCGATAGTTTCAATTTCAGGTTGTTCGCCATTTTTTGATGGAAACAAATAATTTTTATAAAATTGCATCGATGGCTGTCCATTAACCGAAAGTTCACCTGAATCAAAATTTAAGGAAATGTCCTCTTTGTACATTGACATTAATTCAGCCAAAGATTCTTTTGCTTTTTGAGGAGATTTGGTGCCAATTGGAATAACCATTTTTAATCTAAACGAACTATTCATTATATTCCAAATAATTCGGCTATTTTCCATTATGCGCAAAAGATTAAATGATCGAACCATTCTTTCCACATATGAAACCCTACTTACAAAATTTCCTTTTGCGTAAGAAATGTAAATTATTTGCGAATCAAGCAAAACTCTTTTCATTGAAGGGATATCTTCATACTGTACCCATATTTTTTTATATGAGCCATCTCCACCTTTTTCAACGCCTGGTCTTAATGAAATTGGGTCAAGTTCTTTAAAGCCTATAATATTTTTTCCTTCAGGATCATATATAATTTCAAATGCAACGAATCCATCTATTAAAAGTTGACGAAAATACGACCAGGAATCATGACCTTGATTAAAATTAAAATGTGCATATATTTTTTTAAACTGTGACCAAATTTCATTAATAATATCTTCCATATTATCAGGTGACACAATTTCTTTAACCTTTGCAACATCAGGTTGGCAAAAATAATTTCCCGAATCAAATACAATTGCTTCATCTGATACGGTATCAAGAATAAATTCTATTTCAGGATTCATTGCAAATTTTCTAAGATACTCTCTTCTTGATTTATAATCTTTATCAAAAAAGGCAATAAATTTTTTCTGACCTACGTCAGATAATGCAAGAGAGTATAAAAATTCTTCTGGTAAATATCCTTGATTTCCAAATTCAGCTTCTGTTACACCAATTGCTCTGGATTGCCTAATGACCATGTCGTCATACTGCATACCAAGATTTGCCAATTTTCTTAAACTTTTTGATAGCTGACCAAAAACAGGATTAACGCCCGCGCGATCTATAAAACCCGCCATATTTTTTGTTTAGTTTTGTTTTATTTATTTCTAAAAAATAATATTATTTTTTGTTCTTATTTAATGTTTGATTTTTAAATACAGTGTAATCTGCATAAATTTGAGCAGGACTTTTTCCTTCTATTTCGCGAGGAACATAAAATGGTATCATACTCCAATCTTCAATTTCAATTAATACTGGGTTTAAAATTCCTGTTATATCATAATTTCTAATAATAAATGTCAATGGAATTTTTCCTTGATTTACAAAAACTTTGGTCATAAATGTCCAATCGCTTAAATAACGAGCAATATTTTTTGCTTGCCCTATCAATCCTTTATCAGAATCTCGTTCAGCGTTCAATAAGTTGTTTTTAAAAACTTTATAATATGTATCAAGCAATTCAACTTTTTGAAGTTCAGGCACAAAATTAAGATTAATCCCTTGAAGAATAACTCTATTTGTTGTTTTTGCTAAAAATGTATTCATTACTAAAAGCATTGGTCTTGTATCATAATAACTTAAAACATCCTTTGTAATAGGATCAGGATATCTAAATGTATAAATTGAGCCTGGTAAGAAAAAATTAATTTTTCTTGCTATGAATCGAGATTCTTCTTCTATAATCCAATAATTCTCAAACGGATTTTTTACATACTTGTCTTCAAAAAACTGAAATGCTTCTTTTCTTATACCAGTTTTTTGATTTGAGATATAAAAATTTTTAATATCTATATGTTCATCGTTTTCTATCACTGTTGTTCAAACAAGAATTTTTCTGTTACTATTACAAATTTATACCCCACTGATTCTGCATACTTTTTTGCATATTGAAATTTGGCACGATTAGTTATCCAAGTCTGTAAAGAATAATTGTAATTTTTTAGTCTTTTTATTGTTTGACTCCCGCTTTCCATAACAGGTTTAGCAAGACTTGCTTCAGGTTTAACTTCAACTAAATAATCTTCTTCTTTATCTCCTTTTTTAACCTTTGCATAAAAATCAATATAATAAGTATGCTCTTTGTTATCTATTGGACTAATGTATTTAATCCCTAAAGGTTCTGAAGACCACTTAATAATATTTTCGCTATCATCACAATACTTACAAAATCTATATTCCCAGGATGACCTGTAAATAATTTTAGTGGGGTCTCCAATATATTTGTCCGGGTTATTTAAAACATAATAACCTTGACGATATGTACTTTTTTTTGATGGCTTATTATTTTTAATGCTCATTATTGCCTTATAGACTATAAAGGTTTTCGTTACTTAATGAAAGTTTATCAACGTCTCTAATAGGATGTAATTTTTTCCAACCTTTTGCAAAACCATTTTTAATTATTTGAGTGTAATAAGCAAAAGGATAATTTGATTTAGCTGGGTCAAAACTTCGCCAATATTTAATTACATCCATAAGAGCAAACGCAATAACATCTTTGCGGTCTTCTTCGTTTTTGTATTTTAATTTTTTGGACGACTCTTTTGCCATTAATTGAAGCATTTCAATCGCACGAGGTGTTAATTCATCTTTTTCTTTTGATAAAAGAATTTCTTTTTTAAATTCTTCCGGGTCTACATAATTTGCCATAGTTAGTTAGTTTATTGAACCGCTTGCTAATGTTTCGGATTCAGAGTCTATTGATGATAAAAATGATTTAAAATCTGATATTGATTTATCAATAAAATCATGTGAAATATCAGAGTTATCTTTAATAAATGTTTTTAATTCTTCCAATGAAAAAAGAACTTCTCCAGCTTTGTCTCCGACAGCAGCAAGTAATGCGCCTGATTTATCAGGTTTATTTTCTGAAGTTTTTGGATTGGATTTAACATCCGTTTCAGAATTATATACTCCAGTTTCATAAAGGTTCTTTTTCTCTAATATATTAATTGGTTGTAAAAAGCTCTTTTTAATTAACTTTTTTTTTCCTGCACCATAAACTATTTCCACATCGTCATTATCTCCACGGCTAGTAAAATCAAGAGCTTTCATTTTTACTTCTTCCCCATACCCGGGAATTAATATTTTAGCTCTTACATAATCATCAGCCTCCCTAATCCCAACTGAGGCGCCGTCAACTTGAGTGGTTATTTCAAGATCGTTTCCTGGTTGGGATTGGGAGGCTGGTTTATGATTTTTTAAATCAGCAGGTTTAACATCATACGTTCTGCCAGACTCGTCTTCAACTGTCACAGTTCTATTTGCCTGTGTTGCTCCAATTACTGTTACTTTTTTTTTAAATATTCTGCGGTATCTCCAACGGAATAACCTACGCCTTCAGATATTTTTGTAATAGAATTAATTTTGGACTGATTATTATAATATTCTTTCTTAAGAATATCTATCTCTTCTTCGATTGCTTCTATTAATTCCTTAATCTCAGGTGAACTTAAAATGCTTTCATTTTGTCCTTCAAGCATTTTTTTACGTTTTTCTAAAAATTGAATTGCTTCAGAATATTCAGACTTCTTGTTTTCTAATACTGAAAGCTGTCTTTTTTCGGGCGACATCATTTCATTAAATGTCAAAGATAAATCATAATTAACAAATTCAAGAATATGATTACGCGATTGGTGTGCTGTGCAGTTTGGGTGAAACAGATTTTCGTTCATTAAAGTATCAACCGTGTTTATGTGCATTGTATTGCCACACTTAAACACATCTGCTCTGCGATTTGGGTATGCCTTTGAATAAATTGATTTAACATAATCAATCTCAAAGATGTTATTCCAATTTTCAACAATTGCATGGACAGAACGAAGAATACCTATCTCTGCAGAATTAAACATACCAGAAGTCAAATAAATTTTACTAAATTCAGCAGGAGACGTAGTCTTCTCATTAACCGAAATTGTAAGATCACCTGTTTCGGATTCGGATATAACTAATTTTTTGTCCTTTGAAAAAATCTTAATGTTATTTTCACTAACCTCAACATTAGACTGATTGATGAAATTAGCAAGCCCAATAAACTCTTCAGGTAAATGCGCAACTTCGTTTTCTGTAAGAGGAGTTATATCATTTCCTCTTTTTCTGAAAGCTTTTCCTTGTACTGCAAAAATTTCTGATTCGTTGGTTATAATAACCGGCGAATAAACTTTTTTAACAACAGCATCATTACTTGTTGCCTTAATTTCAAAAGTTTTTGCTGATTCAACTATAATATTATAAAGTTTTTTAATAGTTGGATCAAAAAGATATTTATTTAGCTTTTCTAATAATACTGATCTTGCTGAAGCTGTTCTTTTTGCCAAATAATCATCTATTTCAGGCTGAACTGTAGGTAAAATATAATTTGACTTGGATATCTTTGCTTCATATATAGATTTATGAATTTTGATATCTTCCGCATATTTATTTGCATTTGTTTTAATTGAGTTAATGGATTCAAGAACAGATGGTTCAAAATCAAATGGTTTTAATGCAGAAATAAATTGTTCATACACCAGCCATTCGGGTTGATTTCCTAATGAAGATACTTTTTCAAGAACATACCGCAAAGGCATATTTTGAGATGTATTAATTTTTCCCAATTCAGCTATTGCATTTCTTACTCCTAGATTATTAATTGCAATATCTGAAAATTCAAATATAGCGCCTTCATCATTAAGTTTACTAATAAATTCTTCGGCAATAACACTTTCCATTTTTTCCATTACGGATGCTGGCAATTCAAGTGCAGCGTATTCATTGAATTTACTAATTGCTGCCTTGCAGGACTCTAACACAGATGTTGATTCTGTTCGCTCCATTAGGCTTTCTATTCTTTTCTTCAAATTTTTTGACATGTTTATAAAGATTTTTTTCTCTGTATTTATATATTTCAACTTTTTTAGGCAAACCTTCACATAGGCGCTATTTTATAATTATTTCAGCGTCTATATGAGAAAGTTGAAATTTAATATTTGTATTTTTTAATGTTACTTGATTGTTTAATTTTAATCTATTATTTACGATATCTATTTCTTCAATAATAGTATCATCTGGGATTCCTAATCCTGTTACCCCCAAACCTATTTTTATATAACCTTGGATATTTAATTCAAAAACCGTTGGGTTAATATTAGATATGTAGTAAGTATCCTCGACAATAGTTGTGTTATCTATATCACCAATAAAATCTATATTTTTGGATAAAACATCATATACAGACGTATTAAAGGCATCTTCTATTTTAATATAAATTCTAGTCTCTGGTGTCACAGGAAAACCTCCGCCTGGATTTATAATTTCAAATCCGATTATACCACCATTTCCATCTACATTTGCGGATATTAATGGATCATCAGTTAAAATTGGTTGGGAAAAAGGTTTTGAAACAATTGACACATTTATGTTATCTTCTCCAATATAAGCAAGTCCTGGATTAAATATTATTATATTTTCTACTTCGCCAAGTCCTCCTATGATTGCTCGCAAACGAGAATCATAGCCAGTGTCTGATATTACATTTACCGCTAAATTATCTGATTCTATTTGTTGTCCACTTTCATCAAAATATGGCAAAACCCATTCAAAAAAACCTGTATTTTTAAGATTAGTAACTATAGGAATCCATTCTTCGGTATTGCTAAGTTTATAATACAAATTAACAATAGGTATTGAACCTGTATTAACCCAAGATAATGGTAAAGTGCCTGCTGAAAAAAATGTATCCTTTGCAGCTGGCGCAGTAAACTCTAAATAATACGGCGGATTATCTTTTTCTCTTGCTGGATATATTCTTAAACCAATTCCGTTTGACGCAGAATTTAATGATTTTTGTCCAAGAATAAGTTTTCCGCCTTCGGATGGTTGCGGATTAATTTGTGTCATTCTGTTAGAATCTAAACGTTCTGTAGTAGGATCAGTAACAGGATAATAAGTTTCAACAGAAACGGCAAAAATAAATTTTACTTTATTTTCATCTTGATAAGAAAATTCAAAAGTTTTGTCTATACCTAAATCATCAGAAAATCCAGCTTGACAAGGCACTCTAAAACCTTTAAATAAAATAGAAAAAACTTGTGTATTATAAAAAGTTTCTAAAATTGCTTGTTGTATTTTATATGCATCTAATACTGTATCAGTTGTAACTTCTATTTCAAATTCTAAATTAAGAGGCAAAGAATTTAAAAAAGCATTAAATCTTTGCAATTTTCCATTAACCTCTTTTACATAAGTACCACGGACAAATCTATGTGTCATTGCTGTTGTGACAATGCTATTACTTTTGAGAGTAACAGATCCTCTTGGTATAACATCATAATTGCCGTCAGCCATTCTTGGGTGTTTGCAGTCATTCCAATGAGTAAAAAAATCTTGTAAAAATCTTTCATCTCCACCCATATTAGGCAAAAAAGGAACACCTATAATTTCTGCAACAGTATCCGATAACACATTTTCATATTGGATGCGCGAATTAAGTAGATTTATTAATCCTACTATAACTGCTCTCGTATGAACATTATCCGTGTTGTACTTATGTAAAAATTGACCCATTTAATTATATATCATCCAATCTTTTCTATGTTTAAGTTGGAAAAACCGTTATTTTTAATAATATCCACCTTATAATCAAATATTTCCGTAGGTAATTGTGAGTGATTAATTACAAATATGTTTAAATTTAATTCTCTGCATGTTTTATGTAAAACTTTTAAAATGTGATATATCCCATCTGAGTCTATTGAAGAAAATATTTCATCTAAATAAATTAAGTTTAAACCTGCAAATTTAGTTTTCATTAGTCGTATTAAAGCAATTAAAACCGCAAAATCAACTTTTTTGCGTTCACCTGTGCTTAATTGTTCCGCTGAAACTTTAAATCCTAGATGTTGAATATCAACGTCAAATTCTTCATTAAAACTTACTCTATAGTCCATGTTTAAATCATTTAATACTTTTTTGATCTCAACATTTAATACAGGTAAAATTCTTTTTAATGCTGATACTTTTACTCCTTTGTCTCCAAAGATGTCTTCTATAATTTTGTAAAAATTTGCCTTTTTTTCATCAACAGTTTTTCTTTGTATTGCTTCATTTTTTTTATTTGAATTGTCATTAATTATATTCTTTAATGATTGCGTTTGTTCATCAACTGCATGATTTTCTTTTAATAAATTAATTTCATTGGTATAAGAATATAATTGGGATGATGCATTTATTTTTTTATTATTTAATTCTGAATACGCAGATTTAATTTTTTCTTTGCGTTCAGATAATTCTTTTATTTTTTCTCGAGTTTCCTCTATAATTTTTCTAGAACTTTCATCTCTTTTGATATATTCATGCAATAAAAATTTGTGATGCTCGGTTGTTAAATCCGACTCGCAAGTGGGACATTTACCATTTTCATATAATCTTATTTTTTCAGTACATATGTGAATTTCCGTTTTATGACCATTTATGATATTTTCCCATTCTTTTAAAGTTGCTTCTACATCGTTATTCTTTTCTTTTATTTGTTTTAAATTTTCATCGGCATTCTTTATAAACTCATTTAGTTTTTGTATTTTCTCTAATAGGATAGTTTTCTTTTCTTCGCTTGCTTCTTTAATTTTTTGATTTAATAATTCAAGTTCATTTACTGATGCCGTTATATTGCGTTCTATCACCGAAATTTCTGTGTCTATCAAATCTATTTGTTCTTTCATTGTTTTGATTTGATACTTAACTTTCCATTTAATACTTCCTAAAACCTCTAATCCAAACAACCTGTCTATAATCATTCGTTTATCGTGTACACCCATACTGATAAAACTCTTAAAATCATTAATGGACAAAGATACCATATTATTAAATACATAGTACGGAACCCCTAAAATTTCGTCTTCTAAAAAATCTTGAACATTCTTTTTTCCTGCTTGGTCATATTCAATACCATTAACATAAACCTTAAAAATACTTGGTGCAATTCCTCTTTCTATAACAACATGTGTACTTGAATTTTTTTCTACTTCTATTTTAACATATAAAGCATTATTAAACCTATTAGGTAATTCTTTTAATTTTTTGCCATCAACTTTTCCGTACAATCCAAATTTAATAACATCCGAAAGAGTAGAATTGTGTGATACAATATTATTTGCAAAAAATTCATGAACAGTATCAACTTCTATGTCATACAAATCATCTTTGTAATTTAATATATCGTTTGCAACTATTTCTTCTAATCCATGCTCTGTTTCTATATAATCTCCTATTTTTAAATGTTTTACTTTAACCCATTCATTTTTCCAAAGTAAATGATCAGGTGAAGTTTTAATAAATTTTCCAGAAACTAATTTAACACAATGAACTTCAGAATTTCTTGCTGTTATATCAATAGCTTTAATATCACGTTTCCCATATCGAGTTTTAACTTTAATACCTTCTATTTTTTCATTTTCAAAATGAATAAAATCGTATAAATCTTTTAGCGTGCAATTCATAAATATTTTTTAAATTGTTTAAAAATTCATCAACATCGTCAGTATCCCAAACATATAATAAAATAAAACCATTTTGTTCGGCTAATATTTTTTTACTATTATCATATAACATAGATTCTTCAGGAGTTTGATTGGAATAAAGTGATCGCCAAGAATCGTTATGTTTTTCTTTATTAAAATGAAATTTAGAACCTTGAAATTCTATTATAATTTTTTTAGACCTAATACAAAAATCGTAAAAAAATATTTTATTTTTTAATTCTGCCCAAATATACCATTCTCTCTTGTCATTATATCCAAAAAAAATTTCATCATCAGAAATTCCGCTGTTTAACAATTAAACGGGTTCTCTATTTTTAAGAAATTTTTTAAACCTTTCTTCTTTATCTTTATCATCAAAGAAAATTTCTATATTAGTTTCTTTATCTAAACATTTACCTGCTCCATTACTTCCTAAAACTATATAAAAATTTCCTTGGTTTTCATCAAATACTATTTGCTGTGCATTATTTCCATAACTACCAAAATTTTTCCAGGAAATGCTTTTAATTTTCATATTTAATATTTTTAGTTTTCATTACTTCGCTTTTCTTCCAATTCAAGAAGCGCATCGTAATATAATTTTTTACTTACTTTAATTAATTTTTCTTTGATTACATCTGAATATTGTAAATTTTCTATATGTCTTTCGATTAAAAACGGCAAATTAATTTCACCCGTCTCAATATTTTCTGTGTTATTGCCATCTTCTATTCTTTGTTCTTCTTCAGTTACTATATTATGATTAATTTTTCTATAACCGCTAAATTTTTCTGTAAATGCTGCAAATGGGAATTTTAATGACCATTGCGGAGTTACCATAATATCAATAAAATTATTTTTAAAAAGTCCTCTGAGGTCATCTAATGTTTGTTCAAGGAGCCATTCAAGTTTGTAACGCAAAAATTTTGGAGAATAATCATTAATGAATTGTATTTCTTCATCATTTTCCAAATCATACAGCCAAATACTTTTAGTGTTTCCCGAATCTGAACGAGTAAGTTCATAAGGGCAACCAAGCATTCTTATGTTGTTTGTTTTTTGCGCGTAGTGAATATGCCCTGAGTAGACTTTTTTGAACGATTTAAAAATTTCGGCTTCGTTTCCTTCATCAATTTTTGTGAAACGATTAAAAGATAAACCGCGAATATCAGTATGGCAAAAGAGGATGTCTGATGCATTTTCAGGATTTTGGATTATTTCTTTAATATCTTCATGCTTTTCAACCCACGGCAAGAAAAACACTTTTTTCTTGCCAAACATCATATGCTCAGGTTTTTCAATTACGGTTATGTTATCAACATTACGAAATACTTTTAATGAATTAATTTCATTTGAGTATTTCATAAAAATATCATGGTTACCTATAATCATATAGACCGGCATAATTTTTGCTATATCCTCAAAAATTGAAATACCTTTGTTTAATACATATAGGTTAATTGACTGCCGCGAATCAAATACGTCTCCACAATGTACAACCACATCTCCCGGTTTTCCTTCTTTTTGTAAAAGTGGAATAAAAAAATTTTTAAAATAATCATCTATGATATCCATCCATTCTCGCGAATTTGAACGAACACCTAAATGCGTATCCGATATTAAAAAAATCCGTTTTACGTCTTTTTTTATCATATTAAAATAATCTATAAATTTTTCGTTTTTTAAAAATTCCGTATTTAAGGTCCAATTCTTTTAAAAGTTTTTCTTTATATGCGGGAGATAGCTCATCATATAAAACATCATAAGATATACTCATAAATTCCGCAATATTAATAAATCTTTCAATTGCCGTAATTGCTTCGGTTTCCTTTAATCTTTCATCAAAATAATAATAAATTTGCGCAACTTCACTTCTTGGTACTTTTTTACTTTTATTATATTCATCGTAAAATTCAGAAGATATAAAGATTTGGTATAAATCTTTTTGTAGCTGATTTTCTATGTATTCTTCAAAAAAATCTTTAGGCCTATGAATATCATTTACTTCAATTTTTCCAAATTGTTCAAATTCTAAATCGCCTGTATTATAACGGTTATTAAATATTTTATCTTCTTTCATTATTCTGTGATTATTGTTGAGTCTGGATCTTCTACAATTCGCATGTAGTCATAATTAATTAAAAATTTTCTACGTGAATTTTTATATCCATCATCACGATTTGCAATAAGTTTTAAAATGTATTCACGATTAGCGTGCATAATCTCATCTTGTATGATACCAAACATTGCATCAACTGTATGCCCAAGTGCAGCTGACTCCGAAATGTTTGTTGCATTTAAATCAGTGCTGCCAAAGCCTGATCTATTAATCTGTGTTGCTGTGATAATTGCCCAATCATTTCGCATTGCCATTGCTCGTAAGTCTTCAGCAATTTGTTTGATTTTCATATACATATTTTCTGAATTGGGATTTCTCCAATTCTTTAAGATATTAATATAGTCAAGGACAATTACTTTAAATTTTATTCCTTTGGTTTCTTCCATTTTTTGGAGATACATTTCAATATCAGGAACGCCAGCCGATGAAGTAGGAAATTCTTTTACGTATAATTTACCAGGAACTTGTAAACTATCATAACCTATCTGTGTTAGCTTTTTCTTCATCATAACTTTGTCTTCAGCAGCCTTAGCATATTCCTTCATGTTTACATTCAGTAAATTTGCACCCAGACGTTTAACCAATTTACGATCACGCATTTCTAATGAAAGAACCGCTGTGTTATATCCAAGTCTTACGCAATTAGCTGCAATATTTGCCAGCCAAATAGATTTTCCGATTTTCATTTCACCGATATAGCAAAATAACGCTTTTGAATAAAATCCACCGCCAAGGACAAGATCAATATATGAAAACCCAGAACTAAAAGTATCTGATGTAGGCTGAATATGTGAATCGGGATTAAAGAAATCAAGTCCTTCATCAAATCCAAATTGAATATTATTTCTTTCTGTGATAATATTCTTTGCATTTTGCACAACATCCTTGACATTATCAACAGAAACTTTTGTTGTTTTTAAATATGTTATTAAGTCAAGAACGGAAATGTCAAGATTTTTATATTCAATCCACGATTCAGCTGTTTGCTGCAGCCAATCGTCATCATATTCTTTAAGATTAACGTCAAATAAAGATTCGATTTTTGAAGGCACCAAATCTCCGTCGATGCCTTTTACTTTAGTTAATTCAACTATTTGAGACTTAGTTGGAATAGAATTATACTTTTCAGTAAATTCTTTGGTTATATCATATATTTTTTTAATATCATCAGTTTCAAAAAATCTATTATTAACAACAGATATTAATTCTTTTCTTGAAAGAAGATAATGAAAAAATATTTTTTCTAAATGTACAGCTACCATATTAATTTATATACATTGAATAACTAATTGTTTTTAGGACCAAGGATTATTAATAACTTGATATTGCATTTCAGGTTTTTTACCTGACGTCAAACCTATTCTTTGTAAAAAAGCGCCTGGGCAATCTTCCGGATCAGCTGCATAATCCAAAAATCCTGAAAGCTCACTAATAGTGCCTACACCGTCTTTCATGTAAGGCCACACTTGAGACGGTGTAAAAGGACTATTTAGTTCTTCTTTGTCTGATAAGTTACTAAGAAGCATATATGTTAAATCAGTGTGTGATGGAAAGCTTTCCATCTCTTTATACACATTTAACAAATATTTAATAGGTAATTTGTTTTGATTAATCTTCATTTTCATCTTCAAAAATATCTCCAATAATTTCGTCGTCTTCAATTTGATTAACGTCGCCAATATTTGGAAGCATAAACATTTTTTTGATAATTTTTTCGTCAAGCTCTTCTAATACTTCTTTAGTAATAACTCTTGAAGTAAATAAATCCTGTGGTTTAATTTCTTCGCACAAATGTCTGACTGCAATGGTACGTGCCGTTGGCTTATCTTCAAAATAAAAAACTGTTTCTGTTCCGTCTTCGTTAGTTTTGACGAATCTTGTTGACTCAATTATATCTTTTTTCTCATGTCCTTTTGCATACGTTTTTTCAAATTCTTTTTGTGTAATTAGTTTACCTTTTTGAATCCCGCAATTTTCCCAATTTATGTATTCTTCTAATCCAACATAAGGATTCATTCCTTTATAAAAGGAAATATGGAATTTAATAGGTAAAGGACGAGCAAATCTATTTTTAGCTGGTTTTGAAGTTACGATAATTCCAGTTTTCATGGCAAAACCGTTAGAACCAACTGCTCCTTCTTTAAGGCCAGCTTTTGATAATTGAACTATGATTGATGCATTGTATATAGCTCCGCCGCCACCTGAAATTGTTTGTCCTGGAATAAAAGAACCGATTGAATTATGCATAATGACACCTTCTTTAGAAATATAATGGTGCTCATCTGCAACTTCAATATCATATACTGTGTTCAAGTTGCCTTGTTCTTTTTTAAGAAGTTTTAGTTTTTTCATATTCATTTATTTTTAATTGTAATTCTTCATATGTTATGGAATTAGTTGCGCCTTTTGATAAATTTTCCACGAATGGAATAAATTCAAGATTTGCAATATGGGAAGCTATTAAAGGGTCTATACACATCTCAAAACAAGATCTGATTGACAAGCTATGATCTATGTGATACATCATTTTTCCTCTTTTTATTTCCCAATTATTGCCAAATTTTGCGTTTCCATGGTTGATTAAAGTTTCTTCTGTTAATATTCTAACTAATTTTATATATTCATTAAGAGTTAATATTTCTTGATTTATGAGTTTTTCAGATATAAATTTAACATCTTCAATGTCTATACCAAGTTTGGATGCCAACATTTTTCTTTTAAAAATGTCTACATGCATAGGATTACTTGTGTTATATTTTTGATTAAATGATGATAACCATTTTTCTTTAACATTTTTGTCTGACAGCGGATTTGGACCACCGTATTTTTCTTTACATGTATTTTTTGCTTTTTCCTTAACAATGTCACTTTTTTGTGCTATTTCATTTCCGTACTTTATTTTCCAAGTTTTTGCTCTAGACTCTTTAAATCCTTCTATTTTAAAATTATGATTTACGCCGTATTTTTCTTGTAAGGTATTTTTTCGCTTCGTTTTAATTTCATTTTTTTCCGTCTCGCTAAGCATTGAATAAGTATTTGAATAAGATTCAGATCGTTTTCTTTTTATTTCTAAATCTTTAGCTTGATTAAATGCTCGACAAGAATGACTACAAAACATTTTTTTCCCGCCGTCATTTATCAGAGTATTACATTCTTTACATATATTCATTTCTGTTAATTCATTAAGAATATACGTTATCCTAATTTTAATATCGGTGTCAGAATTACAAAAAGATGTATTTTCTATTATTAGATTATGTAAATCTTTTCTTTTATATAATTCTTTTTTAACATTTCCTAAATTAGAAGTATTTTTGTTTTTTTCTAATACAATTTTCCAATTATTTTCTGTAATGTGAAGTTTCATAAGTTTTTATTTATATATCTCCATGAAACTTCACAAATCATACATTTAGTTTCTTTATTGAGTTTGCTGCAAAATAAAATCACCTTCATTTAATTCATCTGCAGTTTTCCAGGAAGTCTCTTTATTCGGATCTTCATCCACAAGAAATTTATGTAAAGGAGAACACTCAATTTCAATATTGTCTTCAAAAAATAATTTAACTGTTCTTGTTTTATCATATTTAAAAGTGTTTAACACCTCTTTACCGCCGTAAACAGTCATAACGGTATCACCTATTTTAATTTCATTAAGTTGTTTAATTTCGCCATTACCCATCATAATTTCTGTATCGCCTAAGGCACAAGCATATGTGTGATTTGTGAATATAAACGGGATTTTAAATTCTGCAAGATCTGTAGTAATCACACGGAAAAGTGATCTTAGATCTTGTTGTTTTGTCATATCCTTTTTTTCACTTCCTGATGCTGCATCTGCTTTTTCTTTGGTTGTTGCAAGATTTCCTAAAGAATCAAGAACCAATAAAATTTTAGGTAATTCTGCTCCTTTATCTTTTGCTTTTTTAAGTTGGTCACAAAGATTAGAAACAAAATGTCGTACTTCAAGTGATGTACTTACAGGTTGATACCGAACTCCTTCAGGGTCTATTCCAAAGTTACGCATAGTAGTTTCATCAACCGCAGCTTCTGAGTCACAGTATATAATATGATATCCCATTTTTTGGGCTTCACGGCAAGCATTCAAGGTTAAGAATGTTTTTCCTGTGTTATGTGAAGATATACCGTCGCCGGCCCAATACCTATGATTTTCATGAAGCACCTCCCAGTCATATACTTCTTCTGTTCTTGTTGCAGAACATTTTTTTACATTATAAAAGCCATCTTTAGTTAAAACAGAATCCTTTGTTGTTAAATCTTCTGCTTTTTTCCAGCCATTTAATGTTTCATAAAGATGATCTTGTGAAGATTCGCATACATAATTATTTTCTAATTCTAATTTGTATATTTTTCTTGGTTTCTTAATATAAAAGTTTCCAATAGGTTGATAACCGTCTGGTGTATCAATAAAAATTGCCGAATCTTTTAAAGATACTAATTCTCCAGCTGTAATTTCTATTGAATTTTCTTCAGCATGTAAATTAAATCTCTGTATAATTTCATTATCCGATAAATGATCAAAATTTTCTTTAGGATAACAAAATTTTAATTCTTCGCGTAAAATTTCAGGGTCATAAATTGCTTTTTCTGTTTCAAGATTTTGCATATAGTGTATTTTATTTTAAATTTATATTCAATAAGTTTTTGATAGTTTCTTGATTATTTCTTTGATAATCCCAAACTACAAAATATAAAAATCCAGCTTCTTCTGCAATACGTTTTTTTTCTTTATCTTTTTGCAATGATTCTTCATAAGTATAAATAGGATTTTTCCAATTTTCTTTTGACTTGTTAGAATCAGCGTGCCAAAAACTTCCGTGATATTCAATAATTATCTTTTTTTCAGGAATGACAAAGTCATAAAAATAAATCTTTTTATTTACGTTATCATATAAAAAATATTCATTTTTTCCGTATAAACAATTAAGATTTATAAAGTAATTTTTTTCTATTTCTTTAAAGAAAATATATGATTCAGTTGAAAAAAATTTGTTTCTTTTTATTCTTTTACAAATTATTTCTAATTTTTCATCATCTGGTTTATTTGCCCAATTCTTTTTAAATAAGTCTATTCTTTTTTCATATCTTTTTATACCTTCGTCATAACCGTATTTTTTTACATATGCTTGAAGAGATGTTGTAGTTTGTCTTTCTTTTAATGCATTTTTTGCATCTTCAAGTGTTAAACCGCGTTCCAAATAAAAACTTAACTGTCTATCAGAAACAGCTTTCCCAAGTTTTTTATACAAAGTATTTTTTATTTTACCTGCGCGTGAACATCTATTAAAAATTTTTTGTTTAGCCTCTTCTTGCGTTAGACCCTGATTTTTTACAAGCCAATCTGCATTTAAACCATTACCTTTTCTTTTGTTTATTTCTGCTTTTTCTTCTTTTGTTTTTTTGGAAAGCGTTGCTTGTATTTTTGCAGCAATCTCAGGCGTACAGGTTGATTGTCTTTTCTTAATTTTTTCAATTGCTTGAGCTTTACTCCATCCTCTGTCTATCCAATAATTAATATTTAATTGGGTTGCAGAAAAAAAACCAATCATTGATAAACAAATTCTGCTTGCCTGTTTTTTTTCGATCTGAACATAATTATCAAGATAACGTTGATACATTTTCTCAAATTCGTTTGTGTCTGCATCATAATTAAAATTTGAAACAAGCTGTCTTACATACTTGATATAATCATCGTAAGACAGCTTGTTTTTAAAAATGCTCAACGGATTTTTACTCTTCGATTGTGTACCTTTCATCAAATGTGCGGGTTTTCAGTATATATACTTTAACCTTTTCATTTTTTGGCAAACATCCTGATTCACCCGCAAAACATATTGATCTTGAGTTTGGGATGCCTCCAAAGAGAGAGCCAGTTAATTGCGCATTTAACATAAAATTGCCCGTAGGAATATATTCATCAATTTTAGAAAAAGTGTTGTGAGTGATGATCGATCCTTTAGGATTAATTTTTGACAGCGCTGAATCTAATTCAGAAAAAGAAAATGATTTAGCCATTTTTAGTTTATAGTATTTTTAAATTCTTGTAATGTTTTTTGTAGATTTGTATGTGAACTTGTTAAAGTTTGTTTGATTGATAAATATTCACTTTCAGGTAAAACGCTGGTATTAATAGTTTCAATGTATGAATCTCCTATTTCAATTGGTATGATATAGGACTCGGTATAAATATCAGGTTTTGAATGTAAATCTATATAGTTTACCAATTCATAATTTGAAAGATTATTAACATTTACATAGTGTATAAGAATTTCTTTTCTCATTAAAACAATTGTGTTCTGACAATTAATTCCGGTGAAAGCGCAGGTAAACCCATTGCAACTATAAAGCGATTAATAGGATCAATAATACATCGTGCAAATTGCGCATCATAATCAACCGGTGGTGCAATTTCTACAGGATAATTACCAGGCAAATATCCAAATACGTTTTCCCCGCCATCATTATTTTTTGCATAATAGAATCTAACCTTGTCGCCGCTTTTAATTAATTGATACTTATTTTTCCATTTACTATTATTGATTAAAAAATTATGATATCCTGAAGCACGAACGTGCATTGGACAATGGTCATTAATTACTAATTTTTTTCTATCATCAGCAATTCCTTTTTCATAATCTCCTATGCTTGAAGACATAGAAATATTTTCAATGTTATCCAACATAAATGTTTCTTTTTCCCGTTTAAGAATTTCTGTAAATTTGCGTAAATTTAATGATTTACGTTCTCTTAGGATAACTTCAAGCAATTCTTTTAACTTTTTTCTTGCAAATGCTGGTGTTGAAGATTGAGCAATCTCCACGCCTGTTGCTTTAATTTTTTGTTGTGAATTATAAAAAATTCCGCCATTTGCACCACCTTTCCAAGCAAGATCTAATACATATTTCTTTTTCTTTAAAAAGATTCCTGAATATGAAAGGGTTTCCATTTCCAAATCTTGAATATTTTCTGTGCCTGATTTTTTAGCCATAGATTCAAAATTTTTCTCAAGATATTCTTTAAGACGATTTTCATAAATCATCATAATTAGTTTTCTTGTATCTTCTTTCCAATCACAGCCATTGACAATTTCTTGTAAAGTTATATAACAAGAATCCGTGTCTCCATAAACAGCAACCTCATCTTTTACCGGGTTTACTGTGTTTAATCCTAGTAATTCATGAAGCTTTTTATCTTTATGCCAAAATTCTAAAAAATAACGATTAATAATTCTGCTTGTAAATTTAATCATTTCTTGTCCTTGTAAAGTAATAGCTTCAGCTACTTTTACGTTATAACCAACAAAATAAGTTGATGCTAATGCTCCATAACAACTATTAATAAAGATTTTTACAGATTGTTCCTCATTTTTTTTAAGATTCATTAAATATGTTAACCTTTCTATTTCCGATAAAATTTCTTCTCTAGTTGCAGAAGAAGGATCAATTTTACAGTATTTCATTAAAAATTGTTTAAATTTATATTCATTATTTATTAAATAGTTTTTTTTAAAAATATCACCAAATTAATGTTTTTTTCATTTGTGTGTTTTATGTTTTTTATATATAAACAAAAATAATATCATAGAAATGTTTAAAGAACTTATTACAAATCACTTAAAAGAATTCGGCACGCTAAAAGGATTTCAGCAAAAATATAAAGATTTAATTAAAACCGAAATTATAAACTACCATTCATTTCAAGAATTTGCTTATTTTCAATATTATGAATTAACAGAACGACCTAAATGTAATTGTGGTTCAAGCGTTTCTTTTCGTGGCTTTGCAAACGGTTATTTAAAATTTTGTAAACCATGTGGGTTAAAACAAAAATGGATAAACTATGAAAAACCAAACATCAAAGAAGTTAAAAAATGTTTAAATTGCAATAATGAATATGAATTCAAGCCAAGAAAAAAAGAACGTTTATTCTGTTCAACTAAATGTTCAGCAAAATATATGCACGAAAATATGAGTAAAGAAAATAAAGAAATGCGTGTATCAAAAATTAAAAAAACCAATTTATTAAAATATGGCAGTGAGTGGGTAGTTAATTCAGAATACACAAAAAATAAAACATTTGAAAAACATGGATATTACTATCCATTCCAATCGGAAAAAATTTTAAATAAATGTACTGAAACACACAAAAAACTTACAGGATATACAAATCCTTTACATAATCCGTTGACTGTAAAAAAAATGATTGATACTAAAATGGATAAATATGGAGATTTGCTTAAACCAATATATTCATATAAAGATTTTATTTTACCGTCTGGGACTACAATTAAAGTACAAGGATATGAAGATCTTGCTATTAATTATTTACTTAAATATTATAAAGAATCGGATATCATAATAGGGCGCGCCCAAATTGAAAAATACACAGGTCCTTTAACATATACATCAGGTAATAAAATTCATAGGTATTATCCTGATATTTATATTGCATCAAAAAACTTAGTAATTGAAGTAAAATCCAAATATACTTTTAATTTGCATAAAGAAAAACTCAATTTTGTATATGACAATTTAAAAAAAGGCCCATTAACATTTCATATATTTATTTTTAATAGTAGAAATGCCAATGAACCTATTATTATAGAATCAATTGATGAATTGTGTGTTAGATCTTTACCGCCTGCTCCTCATTTTTTTTAAGATTCATTAAATTGGTTAATCTTGATATTTCAGCTTTTATTTCATCAATGCTGGAATTATTAGGATCTATTTGGCAATATTTCATATTTATAATTTTTATAAACTTAGCGGTTCTTGTTTATTTGACAAGAACCGCTGTTTAAATTATTCTGCTTTACCAATAATCATTTTGGTGTCAGATTCTATTGAGTGAAAAATTAAGCGGTCCTCGGAAAGATAAACCATTGTATCTTCTTTATCCAAAAAAGCAAATTGGTTTTTATAAACCGACACAGATATGTCTGCTGATTTATTTTCAATTTGACCAATATTAAGATTAAAGCTTTTACCTGATACTATTACATTTCCTTTTTTTACTCCAAGAGTTAAAAGCTTTTGGTCGGAATCAATACCAGCTAAGCTATTAATTTTGGATTGAATTTCTTTAGTAAGAACAAATGAAATTTCTGAAGATGAAGAATCGGCAATTTTGTCCATCATTTCATCCGTGATATAGGTAAAAAGCCTTAAACTTGCACATTGAAAGTTGATGTCCAATGATTCATTTTTAAGATTAATATCTGTTCCTACATTTCCGTCTGATGTTGATTCTTGGTGTAGCTCAAAGTTAATTGCGCTGTTACCAAAATGCGAAAAAGCTTTCATCATTCGTTCAACAGAAAATAGACCAAATTTGACATCTTCGTCAAATGCATCATCATTGCTAAACATTCGCCCAATTGGTATCTTTGAAGATTTAACAACTGATCTTTCAGGTGTATGCGTTTTTGCTTTTAAATAACCGTCTTCAACTTCAAGTAAAAGGTTTGATGAAACGGGTGAAAATCTTTTTAAGAAATTTGTTAGCTCTTCGGTTGAAGTAAGTTGTAAAGATTTAGTACTTTTCATTGCGTATAATTTTAATTATTTTATTCATATTTAAACATATAGTTTTAAATTATCTGATCTATTAATCCGTATTTTAAACATTGTTTAGAGTTCCACCAAATATCATGTGAAAGTATTTTATCTAAATCTTTAGCAGGAATTTTTGTTTTTGCTGTATACCATTCCTTTATGGTTTTCATAATGTTATCATTGCTTGTCATCTGATCTTTAAGTCTACTATATTTTCCCCAATGTACATCACTTAATTCATGAATTAACATATATGAATTTTTTCTCATTAATCTTTTTGCTCCTGCTGTTGATATAATAGTTGCACCAGATGCTGCAGCTCCTTCAATTACTGTTATAACTGGCGTTAATGAAGAAATGCGTTCAATCGTATCCGCAATTGCAAATGATGAAAAAACTTCGCCACCCATAGAATTTATATGTAAAAATATAGGCGCGGGTGATCCTACTTCTTGCATTGATGAAAATGCGGTGGGCGCTAATCTCATTGATAGTTCATGCAAGGCGCGATTAAGAGCCATTGCTGATGATTCATCCACTCCGCCATAAAACCAAACGTGGTCACCTATAACCGAAACTGCTTGATGCGTAGATAAGTCTGAATCATAATCATTCTTTTTTAAATTTAATAAATTTGTGTTTTGTGTAATCATAGTTCGTCTTCTTCTTCATTTTGCTGGAATATTTCAATACCATCAATTTCGTCTTCTTCAGACTCAAATAAATTTACTGATGATATTGATCTATTAGTTGTTGCTCTGCTTAATGCTGTGTCTTCAGCTTTTTCAAAATCTTTAATTGCTTCAGATAATTCTTTTTCTTGTTTTTTAATTTCCTCTTTTAGGAATGCAATTCTTTCTCGCGTTCTTGTAAGTTCTTCTTCGGTTAATGTTTTTAACAAAATTGAATCAAGACGACGTCTAATATGAGAATGATTAACTGTTAACTCGGTTAAAAAATCATTTACTTCTGAATCTGAACGCATTTTATTTTTGTTATTTAACATAAAGATAAAATACTTTTCTTTGAATGTCAAAAATAATAATTCATCATCATTCAGATTTTTGTAATGTTGAATCCGTTTAACTCGTAAATCCGCTAATCTATAACGATAGTCATTGATATAATCTTCAATTCTATCATATTCAATAACTAAGCCATCTTTAACAAAGACGGGTGTTTCTGTGATAAGCATTTTAACACTTTTATCTACAGCTTCTAAAAATACTGGCCACTCTTCTTTGTTACCCGTAAAATTTAAAATAACATCAATATTTGTGGAAGAATTATTAATCATTTTTACAGAATGTTTTTCAAGAATTGTTTCCAATTTCTTTAAAAAACTGCTATACTTCATCAATGGAGGCAATTCTAAAATCCTGATTGATTTTACGTCTTCATTTACTTGAAGACTTCCTTCAATCAACCAAGTTTTGTTCATCCCTTTATACCTCTTGATTTTGCCTTTAAAGTTTTTAAACTTAGGAATAATTTCTTTGGATTTGCCTTCAAGAAATTTTTGAACATCTTCCAAATCCCTGGGCAACACTGTTGTTTTATACCCGACGGCTATACCAATAATCATATTAGTGATACCGATTGGCATATCTAACCATAAAGGATCCCAAGATCCTTCTTCATTTTTAACATTTAAAAATTCACTCTTACGAATTAATTCTGCAATTCTTGGATTGATTTTAATTGAAGTGTAACGCGCAGCGGATGCTTCGTGATTAATAGGTGTACCAAAAAAACCATCACCTAACAAAAGTTGTTCGCTATTTCCAAATGGACGAGCTAATTTATTAATTGCGCCTGTTAATGACTTATCACCGTGGTGATATCCATCAGATATACAAGATCCGACCAGTGATATAGTTTTATTATAATTATGAGGTGCATTAATTAGGATAAATCGTTGTACGTTTGTTAAAGCGTCGTAAAAGGAAGGGATTCCTCGATTTTCTAATACATATAAAGCATAATTTCTAAAATTAACATCAATTTGCTTTGATATGTTTAATGGATATGATTTAGTTTTCAAAATATTGATAAGTTTAATATTGTTAAATTTATATTCAATAATTTTTTAAAGTTCTTACAAAAAAACAGAGGAATTTAAAATTCCTCTGTTTAGACGAGATATATTTAGATTGAATCCAATCCCAAATCTTCAACCTCTTTTTCTTTTTTGTTTTTCTTTTTTACTTTTTTAGAATATTCCTCTTCAGAATCTTCTTCCTCTTCAGAATCTTCTTCCTTTTCAGAATCTTCTTCCTCTTTAGAATCTTCTTCCTCTTCAGAATCTTCTTCCTTTTCAGAATCTTCTTCCTTTTCAGAATCTTCTTCCTCTTCAGAATCTTCTACGTTTTTTTTCACAAGGTCTTCTTCCTCTTCAGACAATTTA